ATCGTTGTATCCTTTGCTATCACCCGACATACCTAGCTGAGCTACAATCTCTGCTGGAATTCCTAGACTTCTCACCATAGTGTCTACAATGTTTAAACGACGCTGTAGTTCAGTTTCTCTATCGTCCTTAGTAGCAATACCAACTAGGAAGCTAGTAGGATTCTTAGTATAAAATTCACGCTGAGAAGTGTACCAATCGTTAAGAACGCCCATAGCAGTTTTAACTTTATCTGCATCAGCAGGGGTGCTACGTGCTTTAAGATTTAGTTCATTAACAGCAGTGTTATATTGTGTATCTAATAGCTGCAACACCTCAGTCCCTGCTTTATCTACAATAGCTTTATATTGAGCACTGTTCTTAATAGCGTCAGGAATACTACCAGAAGCAATTTGAGCACGAGTAATACCTAGTGCTGATAATTGTGCATAAGTAGATGCGTTCTTAGCAATTAAATCACTTTGAAATCCAGCAACAGTAATATTAGAAAAATTAAGAATATTATTTCCACCAAGTTCCAAAGCTTGTTTAGCATTTTCTTTAGATGTACCAGCAGCAACAGAGGCATTAGCCAACTCCATACGTAGGCTAGGGTCTACAGCATTAAACTCTGCAAGGGCTTGTGTTTGACTTACACCACCTTTAATACGGTCAGCAACATATGCTTTTTGTAATTCACCTTGAATTTGCTCTTGACGCTTAGCTTGTTCTGCACTTTGTTTTTCAATAAAGTTTACATCCTCATACAGCTTAGCTACAGAGTACATATCCAAGCCACGCTTACCTGTAACTTGTTCAGACACACTGCGAAATTCATCAGCAAGCATAGGATGCTCTGCAATGTATTTCTTTAGCATTGTTTCAGAACGTAGCATAAACTCATTGTAGCGACTAGGCATAGAATCTCTAGCTGCTGCAATGCGCTGCTGTTCAGAACGATAGCGAGATACAATCTCATTCTCTTGTTTAGTGCCAAATGCCTGTGCTAGTGTCTTAGCTTCTTCAGGATCAGAGCCAGTTAGAAGAGATGCTGCACGATATTCATCTACAAGATTAGGTATGTTATTACGTTCTTGTTGAAAAATAGTTTTAGCTGTAATATCAGCCGCCTTAACCTCATCCATTTCTTTCTGAAGTTGACTGACACCAGCTTGTAGTTCACCCCGTAAAGCTTCTGTCTGTGTAGTTTTATAAATATCTAGGCCAGCTTGTGCAACACCCTTAATGGCTGTAGCAATACCCTGAGCTTGCATCTGCATTCCCCTAGCAAGTGTAGAGGGATCAGCCATAGCTGGTTCAATACTGCGAGTAATGTCTTGACGGTATGTTGCCATTTATTCTTCTCCGAATGGGCTTGTTACTAGTAAACGATTTTTGTGTGAGGACATTTGTGTTGCCCACTTAGCAAATGCTTCTCTACCTACTGTGTCGTAAGAAGTCGTGTCTTTAATGAGTCGTTTAATGAATTGTCTATCTGATTCAGGTAGAGGTGCCATAACTGCTTCAGCAGCAGAATAGTTTTGTTTCATACCTTCAGTGTCGCCATTTAGATAGGCTTTACGAGCGAGACCTTCTAAGCGCATAACACTATCAGCATATTTCTGCATGGTCTTTGCATATGCTTGTTTAGATGCAAACACTGTACCACTTTCATATGCTTCAGTGCTTTGGAAACCTAGTCCTTGTGCAATGAGTTCTGTCCAAGATAGGTTTGCTAGTGGATCACCACGTTTATTAAGCACCATGCCATTAGCATGATAGGCCCAATATGCCTTGTCAATGTTACGCCATGAAGATGCCATTGTTGCACCAGCAGCCGATAACGTTGAAGCAAAATCTCCTAGTGTCCACTCGTCTTTGTAGCGATAGTCTAGGAAAATTTCAGGTAGTTCTAGAATGGCTGTTAGTGTTGATCCAGTTGGGCCAGCTAACTTCTTAACGTCTACCTTCTCACCCTTAAACAAATCAAATATTGCATCGCCTAAATCTTCGTACCACTGAATAGACGATAGACGGCTACCTAAAGCAATGTTTGTACGCTCACCTGTTAATAGTTCACCAACAGTTGAAATGATACCCGCAAGAGCACCTTGAGTTAGATATTGTTTTTGAGTCTCACTAAGTTCACCATTCATCTTATCGCCTAGCCATTCTTCAATGAAGTCTGGTGTAGCGTTATTAGTAATACCATATAGTAGGTAGCTACCTAGTGTCAAACGTACAGCATCTGCTGTGCTTAGTGATGGTGACTTTTTACCTACCAATGCACCAGTCTGTGCAATGAGGTTAGTGCCCAAACGGATGTTATGTTGTAAGAACTGTAAAGGAATACCTAGAACACCTTTAGAGATACGAGCATCATTAGCTCGTGTCATGTTCATTGTCAAATCATCTGCACGTTGTACAATGGTTTGTAGTGCAGCATCAGTGTTCCATGCTACACCGGGATTAGCTTCCATAAACTCACGACGAGCAATGTCAAATGCACCAACACGGTTAATCTCTTCACCTTTGTTGAAGAACATCATCTGTGCTTGGTTAAATTTAGCACTACGTTTAGCAAAGATGTTTAGAGCACCATCAGCACCGTTGTAGGTGGAGGATGCACCAATGTTATCTAGCAAGCCAACACGTTTAATGGCTTCAGCTACATCAGCAAACTCATTTGCATCCATCCCCATTTTCTTAGCAATTCCAGAACTCTTGTGAACAAACTTCCATACAGAAGGATTATCCGAAGTCATGGCAGCAAGAATAGGACGAATAGAGAATGCAGCTTTAAGCCCATGTTTAGGACTCATAGATGCAGCCAACAACATACCTGAAGACTGCACGATAAGCTGTGCTGGAGAGAATAGTCCAAGCATCAGTGTGGAGTTAGCACCCTTGGCCCAATTGATTAGATCGGTACGGCGTAGCCACTGACCAACATGTGAGAAGCCGGGAACGTTAATGTTACTAGTAAGGTTGTTAACAGCGTGTTGAATCAGCTTTTCATCAATACTCTTAACACCTAACTGAGTAAGAATAAAGTCTTTTGTAGCTAGCATCTGCTTAGCTTTACTATCAGAGAGAGCATAACCACTAACGTTGTTTACCACATTAAAGAACACTTGTTCAGCACTTTTAGCGTTAGCTTTATCAATGTCTGAAATAGTGTCTTCAAAGGTGTTATACCAACGTTCAATGGAGTTTCTACGCCACTCGTTAAGTGCAGCAAATCTAGCTGTGTTGCTAATCTCAGCTTCAAGACTTTGTAGTGGGCCAAGTGTTTCTAGACGTGTGCTACCTGTGCTAATAGATTTAATACCAGCTTCAGTACGGCCTGACCAGAATACACGGCCTTGTTCACCTTCCATAGAGCCAATGCCTGTTACATCACGGAAGAAGTTATCTTCAATACGTGTGTAGTTAAACACAGCTTTAGCTCCATCAAACTCACCGTTATTAATACGCTGTGCTAACTCAGCAGCATCGGTCTCATAAGACGTTAAGAAACGAGACACATCTTCAGCTTTAACTACATTACCAGCCCTACGGAATTCTAGTAAGTCATTAAACCCTTTAACATATTGAGAAGCATTATTTTCTGATACAGCAGTGCGGAATGCGTAAGACACATCCTGTAGCTCGTCATCAATGAGTTGCTGCCCTTTAATCTTGATAAAGTATTCTTCAGTATAAATGCGACTATACGCACCGTCTACACGGCCTACAACAGAAGTAATGTCTCCTGTCTTAACCTGAGAAGGTGGCACAGCAATACGAGTAATAGAGCCTTTACGACCCTCTACTGTTTGTGCTTTAGCATATTCAAATACTTGTAGACCACGAGCATCGAACTCTTTAGCTTTATCTTCAGTGAGAGTTACATACTTTTTATTTTCTACATCATATACTTTTCGGCCTGTTACTTCAGCAAGTGTTTTACTCTTAGCAGGGCCACTAAACACACCATCATCACCCATACCAACAAACACGCTGATATACCCTTTAGCAATAAAAGCATTAGCTGCTTCTTTATTCTTTAGGTAATATTCAACGTTCCGCATTGTACGGAAAGCGTAATAGGCTTCAATCTCTTCATCTTTACGTAAACCAGCAGTTGCTAGCTCAACAAGATTCATGTCTCGCTTTAGTGTCTCTGTCTGCACTAAAGCAGCATTAACCATATCAATTTGCTTAGCATCTAGTTTGTCAAAACTAGCCTTAATAAAGTCACTCTGTACCTTACCGTAGCGTGTACGCTTGTACATTGAAAGCAAAGCAGGACTATAAATGGAATTAACTGACGCTAGGCGAGGATTAATCTTACCTAGAGTTAGGTGCATCTGGTCTAGTTCTTCTTGGCTAATCTTACCAATGTCAGCAGTGTATACAGGCATGTCTGCCTTCTGACGCAGGTAGTAACCTGTAGGAGCAGTAGATGCTTCAATGTCTGCTGTAACACGTGCAGCTACAGCCGACTCTAGAGAAGCTAGGTCAGCATCAAGTTTAGCGTTAGGTAGGTAAGGCTTAATAACACGATTAACATCCAACATAGACGTTAGCGCACCTTGACCACCAATGTCAATTTGACGTGGTAGTGTGATGCGTAGTCCTTGCTTAGTCATCTCTTCGTTAAGACCAAACCACTCAGATAGAGCAGTGTCTTTATTACCAAATCCAAGAAGCTGTTTAAATGTCTGCCATAGTTCAGTTAGTAACGTAGTATTTTTATATTTAATACTATCTAAAAATGCTGCTACTTTAGGTAGTTGATTAATTGACCAAAGACCAGCAGTTGCAAACTCTTCTGTGTTTTTAGTTAAATATTCCAAATATCCTTTAAGTTCTTTATCTTTAACTTTAGTAATTTCTTTAATTACAGCTTCACGTAGATTATCCATTTTAGTAGTAATTTTACCTAACTCACTACTGGGATTTAATTTACCGTATTTAATTTTATGACTAGTAACAGCATGAATAAGCTCATGACTAAATACGTTACTATCCTTATTGCCCCGATACATTAGCAGCGTATCTGTAGCAGGGTTATATGATGCCCGACCATCACCAATGTTTACAACTACCCTAGTTTCTTTAGGTAGTAGTTTAATAATTTTATCAATTACAAATTGTTCTGGTTGAGTAGCTGTCTCACGTACTGCTGTCCACGCATCCTCAACATTTCGAGTACGACGAGGGTATACTCCAGCTTTACTAGCTTCTGGTAGTTTACCACTAGGCATTACTAGTAGTGGTAGTTGCTTTTCCATGTTAGCAACTGTACCTGCATTACTCATACGAGGTGCAAAATTAGCTTCTTGAATTTTATTGCTAAGTTCTGCAATGCGAGTATCTAACTCATTAATAGCAGCTTTAATTTCTGTTTCTTTACCAAGTACAGGTACTACTTCTAACTCACCACGTTTAATGTCTTTATAATAGGCGAGTGCTTCTTCAGCCGTAGCAAATGGTCTACCACCACTATCACCGTAAGTAACGTCAATAGATAGTCTACCTTGTTCGGGTAGAGCAGTTACTTTACTAGCTACAATAGATGAATTATTTTCTTTAGAATAAATTTGTTCTAGACGCATCTTAGTTGCAAGCACTTCTTCAGGCTTAGCACCACCACTATATAGTGTAGCATCTAAGTCTTTTAGAGTTGCGTCTAGACGTTTACGTAGGTTATCTTGCACACCAGAAGATGCACCATCTAACTCTTTAGACAATAGGGTTTTGGCGCTAATAGAGCCTTCTAGAGCGTCTTTTGGAGATACGTTAAGGGCAGACTTACCATCTGTAAGTTGATCGGCTATTTCCTTAGCTACTGTTTCTTCAGCCCCTACTTTACGAGCAAGGTTAATTGCTTTAGTAGTCCCCATTACAGCACGTAATGAACCACCTAAGAATGAACCAATAGATAGTAGGTCTAAAGACGAAAACACAGCATCTACCGTAGTAGAACTGCTATAACCATTTAATGCTGCTTCAAAGAAGCGGCGAGTGTTTGCTTCACCGATTACAGGAGCTAGGCGTTTAGATAAAGAGTTAATTACTTTAGGTCTGTCATCAGGAGAAACAATTGTTAGTGTTTCTAGCAGTGCATTAACACCCGACTCAAAAGAGTATGCTCGATTGCCAGTGTAACCAATCTTTTCAATTTCTTCGTTAAGAATAGGGGTAAGACGACCTACATCTGCTACAGATTGTAAACCACTAAAACTCATTGCTAGTTGTGCGCCATCACTACGACCAGTAAGACTAGCAGCAGCAACTTCCAATGCAGTACGTGTAGCAACATTATCTTTGTATAGTTGAGCAAGCCTAATAACTTCATCTTTAGGTTTACCCATTGAAATACTAATGCGCTCTAATGCTTCTTCAGAACTATCTTGCACATCATCATAGAATGATTCTGGCTTAACAATTTCAGCCTCTGCAATAGCTTTAAAGCCTGCTTCTACGGCAGGCGCATTATTAGTCTTAGCTAGTTCTAGTGTTGCATTCTTAAGAATTTGTAAATTATCTTGACGGACAAGTTTAGCACGTTCAGCCGCTACATAAGCAGGGCCTAGCGTAGCAGTTTCTTTCAGAACATCGTTAACTCTTCCACTATCAGCGCCATACAACACAGCTAGTGTGTGGTTTGCTACAGGAACGGATGCGTAGTCTTTTTGTTCTGTTGTTTCGTAGATGTTAAACTCTTCCATCTTATTCCTTGGTTACTTTTTACGTAAAGCACTTGCTACATCGCCTACTGCGCCAAAAATAGTAGCCGTAGATTGCCACTGAGCAGCATCTGCTGCTGCACTGGTAATTGCTGTGTTTTCTTTAGCCACATCAGCCATATAACTTACATTACTGGCTAATTGAGCACCAACACTAGATGTACCACCAGCTAGAGCACTACCACCCATACCACCTGTTTGAGCAGCTACGTTAGTCATAGACGCTTGGGCAAGTCGAGCTTCACGAATTTGTTGTCGAACAGAACGAACGTTTTGAATTTCCGCACGACGTTGTTCAGCTTCATATTGTCGTTGTGTAGCTTTTCCTGCTTGATAACTACTGTAAGCAGAAGCACCTGCTGTTCCCACTGCAATATACCCTAAAGTTACTGGATCACACATTATAATTCCTTCACCATGATTAAGTCAGTTTCTGTTTCAGTGTGTTCTTTAAATCCAAGTCGTTTTTGAAACACTCGTACACTATCGTGTTCTTTTTTAATTTGCGTAAATACTTTATCATATCCTTCTTCACGCAATGCTTGTAACGTAGCAGCCCAGTTATCAAATGTATCTTTATAAGATGATTTTGTAAATGTACGCAACTCACCGTATACAATAGCAACATCATCTCTAAAATCTAAATAAAGTGTGCAAGCACTGTTATCAATAATTTTAAACATTGGTAGCTCCTACGAATGTTCCTGTCCAACCTACAATCTTCATATCTTTACCAGCTTGTGCTGTATATTTGAATTGTACAGCTTTACCTCTGCCACGTAATTTATTCTTACTAATAACTAGTGGATAACCATCATCAAATGTGTCTTCACCACTAGCAAAGAATGGGCGTAACTGTCGATAGACTTGTACTTCATCAGCCCACTTACCGGGATAACCATTGTCAGTGAAGTCCCACCTACTTTGCATTAGACAACCACTCTGATTTAGAGGAATAGCGTCCTCATCAAATGCAGTTTCAGTGCGCTTCATAAACACTGTCAAATATTGTCCAGTCTTAGAACGAGCAGGGCCATTACCACCCATGTTATAGCCAGTAATAAAATATGCTGGCATTTCAACACCAGTGTTACTATAGCTATACCAGTCTTTAAACTTAGTAGTGTTCTCACGATCATTAACAAAGTCTGCAAATGTTAATGAGTAGTTGTTACTGGTAACTGGATGTAGACAAACAATCTTGTACACCTTCTCAGTGCCCCGAATAGTTGGGATAGTTGCTACAACATCATCAGTAGATGCAATAACATCGTCACTACCAGCAATAACTTCATAAATTTCACCAGCACTCACTGTCTCTTTAGTAGTCTCAATTGAAACAGGAATAACACCAGTTGTGGTGTCTAGGCTAAACCAATACCATGCATTAAGGCGTAGATCGAGGGCCAACACAGTGTTTTTATTGAATCTACCAACGCTGGTAGAAGTGCTGTCTGTGTTTGAATATAGCCAATAAATTGTTTTGTTAGTAGCATTGTAGGAACCCTCAGCGTATAGTTTGCCAAGAACAGGAATGTCTTGATAGAATGTTTTAATAGCTTGATCGCTAGTATTCTTAGCACTATACTCTACAGAGTTAGTAGCTTGTACTACATAAATACCAGACGTACTCCAGTAGAGTAAAGTATCTTCAACTTGCACTACACTCTTACTGCCTACACAACCCACAGTTGATACACGCTCTACTGAATAACTAGCGGCAGTGAACCCTTGGTCAATGCCTGAAATAAACCATACACCGTTAGTAGCTAGCACCATAATGCCACGACCTAGTGGCTGTAGTCCTACAATTTCACCAGCTTCAGGAATCTCAATGGTGCCACCATCATCGTCTTCTAAGTCACTTAATACTTCAGATGTTGGGTCATTAGTTTGATAGCACTTACCTACTTTAGTGAATTCATCTAACACTTGGCTAAAGAACACAGTACCTAGCAAATCAGAACTAGGCATACCTGCATACCATGCCCTACCTGCAAAGAATGCACACTGCTTAGGAGAATATGTTACATCAGCTAGTGGGTCAATAACGTAATGCCCTTTAGGAGCCGGGGAGTTACCAAAGTCTTGTTTGTTTAAAAATGATGCGTCAAAATTATCGCTAGTATCTTTACCATAAATCCAACTCTTTGTGTTAGCTGGATATTTACCATCTTCTACATCAAGAGAACCGCCGTTAGCTGTGCGGTAGGCATCAATCTTTTCATCAGTCCAACCTTGGTTATATAGATTGTACTTAACATCTGCAATGTCAATACCTAGTGCCATCCACTCTGCACCAGTATATTCTGCATCAACAGGAATAATGTTACCACTGCTATCTACTAGGGGCTTACCTTTAAAGTTACGAATTTCTAAAGCAATGGCAGACACACTAATGGTGTCTGTAGATGCGTTGTATGTAATTACAATTGGCTTAGTATTCTGGCTAGTTACAATGAGTTTACCGTAGGTAGGAGCATAACTACATGCAGCAGTACCTTCAATTTCAGTGTTACCAGTTGCTTTATAGCTGTTTAGATTTACTGTAAATGATTTTTTATTAGAGCTAACACTACCTGTAGCAGCTTCGTAGAAATGTAAAATAGGCCCAGTCTGAACTACAAAGAAATCAAGGTTGCCATTACCAGCAACCGTGTTCCATAGTCCAGACGTAAAGGCCCATAAGTCTTTATTGTCGCTACTAATAGCACTAGCATACAAGGAATAACTATCTTCATAGTCTAACCCTGTACGGCGTTCAACTGTACCGTCTACTTGCGGTACTACGTTAACACCTTCTTTCCAACTATTTTCAGGTGTAATAAAATAGCCGCCCTCAGTATTGAGGCCACCTACAAAAGTAAACGCATCTTTTACTGAGGCTTGAACTGCCATTATTTCCCCTTAAACTGTAGCTTCTTCTACATCAATATTTCGTTGTTTTGCAACTGCTAGGATTCGTTCTTTACGTGTAAACAAACCTTTTAGTTCATCAGGCACTTGACCTCGCATTGAGTATCGGCAACTATATAGTCCCATAGGAGTACGCTCAATGATGAGTTTATTAACAATGCCTTTTTCTTCTCGTTCTTCTTTTCTCTCTTTAGCAGCTTCTTTTTTAGCTAAAGATTTTTCCATTACTTTGTCATAAGATGATTTACTTGCGTCCATAATTCACCAATGTGTTATATTTAATTTCACCGTTTTCATTGCGCCATGCATCATTACGCATTGCCATACGGCCCCTTGTTGCTTTCCGTTCTTCACGAGCATTGCTTTGTTGTTTCAAGTTAACAAAGGCTTGACTCTTAGCTTCAGCTAGAAGAGTTGGAAAAAACTTTTCTGGAATGTTGGGTACAAACGTATCAATGTGGCTCCATGATGCTTGCTGTGTACCGTATACAACACTCTTAGAAGCTTGTAGCGTAGTATCTACAATACTGTTATAGCCATCAAACACAATGTATGTATCATCATAGCTAGTCCAATAAGTTGGGTCTTGATTGATAACATATCCACTACTATTGACAACACCAGTTTGTTCTACACGATTTGTAATGATGTCGTTAAATGTCTCTGGATCAACCCACTGCACTTCTTTCTTATTATACTTAATCCATTTAATCTTATTCCATGTGTCTGGAATTTTCATTTTAGTTGGATTACTAGTATCTCCCAGTGCTTGAAGAGCGCCTAGTGTAAATAGAAAAGGCCAGTCACGCTGGCTAAGTAGTTCAAAATAGGCTTCTTTAACAAGTTCTGCAACTTGTACAGCTTCTACAGTTTCATCAATAGAATCTACAGGATCAGAGTCTAGTGCAGATAGGATGTTTTGCACCATGTCTAGGAGTGTCATCTTAGCCATATATACTCCTTAACTTGGATCAACTAGTAGGCAACTTAGACTAGCTTCTTTAGGTGTAATGTTAGTACCAGAAGATGTACCATCGCCGCCAACATACATAGTAAGAACATCACCAGCAGCTAGAGTTACATATCCATTAGCAGCTAAGTGAATAGTGTCTACGTTATTAGTAGGTTTCTTAGCGTATACTTTACGAGTAGATGGAGTACCGTTTACAGCATAGTGAAAGTTATATGCTGCGCCACTAGAAATTGCAGCAGTTTCAAAAACAATCCAGAAGTCTAGTTGATATACACCTGCTTGAGTAATAGTGAATTGTCCGTTAGCAGCAGATGGCGTAATGTTCTGGTATCCATTGGCTGTCCATGCGCCAGTGGGATTTAACTTAGCTAAAGCACTAGATGCAGCTAAAGTTTGAGATGTGCTACTACCTGAAATGTATAAGTCACCGTATGCGTGACCAGCGACATATTGCCATACGCCACTACCACTACCATTTGCTACATATACTTTACCTGAAGCGGCTGAAGCAACTCCCTTTGGTTCATGTAGCTGACTATCTGGTAATGCGCTATGTTGCACTTGTGCCATTTATATCTCCAAAAGGGAAAAGAGGAAGAGGCTGAACTAGTCAGCCAACTCCCCCTTATTCAGTTACTTATAGGTAACGAACTACGATGGTAGCAGTACCGGCAGTGAATGTGCCAGTGAAGGCTACGTCTAGAGTATCAGCAGAAGCGTACACTTTGCCTAGACCACGGTTGGTAGCAGCATCACCAATTGCATATGCACCAGCAGCACGAATAGTAGCACCAGCAGTTAGGTTAGCAGTAGCACCTTGAGTAGCTGAAATCCAGCCATCAGCATCGCTACCATCACCTAGCTGTACGTCAGTACCACCAGCCCATGCAGTGCCTACTTTAAGAACTACGTCTAGAACTACAGCACCTGCGGGGATGTCAATGACAGCGCCAGAAGATTGATAGGTAATTGCTAGATGAGCTTCTTTTACAGCACCGTCGGTTTCATATACGCCAGCAACATTACGCTCAGGGTAGTTGGGGCCGAAACCAACAACTAGACCGTCAGCGTTAGTCCAAGTAGATTTACGAGTCATTTTATATTCCTTTCAGGAGGAGGGGACTAGCCCCTCCGACAAATTAGATGGTGGACTTAGAGATAACGCTTACTAGGCACTCAGGACGATAGAGCTTGAGACCAAAACGGGCGTTCATCACGTATTCGTCACGGCGTAGGTCTTTGTTGCGCTCGTATTCAACACGAGGCATTTGACGGTAGGCACCGACGAAAGGAGTTAGATCACCACCAACAGACATAAAGATGTTGGTAACAGGGCTAGCAGGTACAGACACGCTAGAGATAGAAGTGTCGGTAGGAGTAGCTAGGAAGTTAGAAACATAAACGTCAAAACCGAAAATGCTCTTAACAAAGCGCATACCAGTTACGTCGTTTACGAAACCACCATTAACAATACCACCGAAAGCAGGGTTGTTAGTGAAGGCTTGAGCACCAACTAGTTGGTTAAACACATACTCTTGTGAGGGGTCAATAATGGCTACACGAGTGCCGCCAGCGTTGGCCTTGTCTAGAGCATACTTAGCCTTAGCAAAGTCATCTAGAGATAGAGTGGTGTTGCTGTTACCAGAAGCTACGAAACGGTGAGCAGCGCCGTTAATGGAGTTGGCATCGTTAGCAGTTTGGGTGTTAGCTAGAGAGAAGACAGAGCCTTCTAGGTTCTCATCAAGAGCACGACGCATCTTGGTGGGGAACATACCGATTAGCTGTTGAGCGTAGTAAGAGTCTTGCTTAGCCTTATCAGTGATGTAGGTAGCAGCTTCTACGTAACGGTCAATGGTGAAGTTGAATTCACCAGTGTCGATGCTGTCATAAACCACAGGGGTTAGTTCAGCAGTCTCACGCATTGGTAGTTCACCAACTGAGGGGATGGTAAACTGGTTGCCATCAGGGAAGCCACTTAGCATACGAACATACTTAGTGCCCATTAGTTGTTCTTGTAGAACATCTTTTAGTTCAGCAGACCAGAGTTCTGCACGAACTAGGTTTTCATTAACCTTTGTATAATCCATTCCAGACATTTAATTCTCCTTAAGACCCAAAATATAGGGTCGGGTTTTTAGAAACAGTTTGTTGCAGCTTATATTGGAAATCTTGTGACCAGTAGAGAGTAGGATTATCTTTGCGGACAGATGCTGCCCACTCTTTAGTGCCTTCAATCTTACTACGATCACCACCATTAGAAGCTACAGAAGTGGTGTTGAATGAGGATGTGTCCATGTGATTAGCTGGAGCAGGAACACCAGCAAACAAAGATACAAACTCATCTGGATCGGTAGCAGCTAGTTCCATAAGGATTTTGGCTTTTTCTGGAGTAGCAGCACGCTGCTTAAATACTTCAGTTGCTTTTTCACCAAATTTCTGTTTCATCAGAGCATCAGCTTTAAGCAAATTGCCATTCTTAGTTTCTAGTTGTTTACGACCCTCTAACGTCTTCTCTACAAGCTGTTGCACAACATCAGGGGTAATGCCCTGAGCAGGAGGATTGTCGGCCTCTGGTGCAGACCCTTGCTTCGACATACGCTCAAGAACTTCGTCAATGGTTTTAGCGGAAGCTACTTGCTCACGTAGTTTACGATTTTCCTCTTTCAAGGTTTCAATAAACTGGTCAGCATTGGTGTAGGCTTTAGCCAAATCCTCTGCGGTCTTGTATTTTTGTGTATCACCAACAAGTGCGGTGAACAAAGAGCTATCAGTTGTCGCTGAAGCAGGTGCGGCAGTGTTATTGTCTTCACCACCAAAAATTGTAGCATCGGTCATGCTTTTCTCCTAAAAATTGACAGCCTTATAGTAGGCTTATTGAAAAACGTTACCTTTTGGCTGTATCTGGTAACATTGAAATGATTAAATCAAATGCTTTAATTTGCCCTAAATTGAACGCCAATTTAGCGTAATGGTTAGGACAATCAAAATCATCTTTCTTTACACTATTAATATCTTCTTTCAATACTAATAATGTTTTGTATAAAGCTTCTAAAGTATAGCTACTATTATTCCAAGCTTTAATAAACTCTTCATTGCTACTATCTTTAGGTTTATTATTAAGTAATAGTTTATTCATTATATATAATATAGTTTATATATATTAATAATATATTTATATATAACTATTATTAATTATATACTATATATTACTAATATACTTATTATTATATTACATCATTGGCTGTTGATTGTCAACCCCTTCAGGCATGGGGCCTTCAGGACTCACTGCTGCCTCGGTTTGAATATCCTCGGCAACTTGGTTCATAAGTCGTTGTGTTTCAGCTTGTTCAAAAATCATAGCATTGTCTTGTACAATGCGGTAGTTTTGCCAACCTAGATTCTCTTCAAGTGCCTTAGCAATTGCTTTACCAGAGATGTGTGCAGCTACTGTTGGAATAGCTTGTACAGCCTGTACAGTTTGTGCCAACTCTTGTACAAATCTAGCTTGTTCAGCAAAATGACGAGCACCAATAGGATAGAGCTTGCCAGAGGCCATTAAATCGTCCTTGGTGACTTCAACGAAGCTTTCTGTACCGTAGTCCTCATCCACAGTCCGAATGCGCTCTACGCCCTCAAAATTACGAATGGCTTCAGCTAGCATACCATTGAGTAATGGTTCTAGAATGTTACGCTCAAACCAACTCACTTTAGATTGAAAAATACGACCAGCAGCATTCTCTAGACTCTGCACTTCATATTTAGTCTTTTCACCGGGAGTACGGATGCCCATAGCCTGCTTAGGAGCACCAGCTAGTTCTTCCATACGATTCATCAACTCGTTAATCTGTAGATCAGCCTGTAGTGCGGTAGCGTCAGGACGTAAAAACTCTAGATCACCCTCATCACCAACAAACACTGTAGCTCCGGGTTCATATTCAAATTCTTCTACCGTTGAACCTTTAACCTTCATTACTGGATAGGCAATAAGGTCAAACACATCAGCTTTAAGGTTTTCTAGATGGTCAATACGATATTGCATACCTACTAGTTGGTCTAGAGGCCCTTGTGCCCATAGGTTATCGGTACGTAAACGCCAGCCACAGTGGAACATGGGTTTGCTACCAGTCCACATAGGATTAGGTTGCTTACGTAGAATCCATTTGCGATCAATAACAGTGATTAGCTGGTTACGTAGTAGAGTTTTGGTATCTGGATCGTAAATGTCGCCCCAGAACTCTAATAGTTCAACCATATCGCTTTCTAGATATTCATCAGCACTACCAAATCCGTCAATAGCCATGTTCAATTCTTTCTTGAACTCAGGATCATCACGGTAGTTTTGACGGAAACTCATAGCCTTGTTAACCACAGCTTTACTGTAGTTTAGTGCAGGTTTAGTTTCAATGTCAGTGAGTAGGTCGCCAATCGATTTAAGCATACGACGAACTACAGGTGTCTTTTCAAACGTTTCAGCTAGTGGATTAAACACTAGGTCAGTAGGGTTAATGCGGTAGGCTTTAGGGCCAATATAACGCTGTACAACATTACCTGTATTGTCAGTAATTGTATCACGTACATAGTCATATGTAGCAACTACGTTGCCAAAATCTACGTAGTCATAAATTAGTTGAGAAACAAGAAGCTGGAAGTTAGACGCTTTTAGCTTCTGTTTCATGTAGTTGGTAATGGCATAACGCTTTTTAGCCAACTCTTTATCTTTATCAGAACTTTCCCAGAAAAACCAATTCTCAGATGGGAACAAAGCCGCCATGTAGTTAGCATGGAGGTTATCTCGAATCTGAGTTAGCTTAGGAGTAACTGTAGAGTTTTTCCAAGGTAGCTTACTATTACTAGTTTTACGTGTATCGGTAGCAAACAAATAATTGCGTAGTTCTTGCTGGTCATCTTTCCACACAGAACGTGCTTGATCCCAACGTGTCCACATGTCTGCAATTTTACTTGCTAACAAGTCATCTTTAAAACTTACTTGTACATTTTCGTTCATAGTTTCCTCTTAGTAGGCTAAATCTTTAGCTAAGTTACGTAGTTCATCTAAACCATACTCGCCCATAGCACAATTTAAAATGTAAACTACTAGACGAACGTTACCTTTTGTGTAACCTTTTGATGGAACTATGCGATCAATAGACGGTGCATTTATATTCACACTATGTTCAGTAGACTTTTCTAAATCAAATAGCCTACCAGTAACTGCACAACAACCTAAATTTTCATCCCATAGTTGAATTAAATATTCGTGTGTTAAATCAAATGGAACATTTTTTTCAGCGGCTCTATTTTTAGCCATAGCTAATAGTTTGCTTAATCGCCATTTATAATCTAACATGCGTAATTTATAGCCATTTCTATGGTTACAAGTATTACTACAAAATTTAAATCGTTTTTGTACTGCTAAAAATGGATTACCACATTCTTCGCAAATATTATGGTATTGTCGTTTATGTGTTCTCATACTAAAAATTCACACCTCCAAACTTACTGTTGAAGGCTACCACATTGGATTTCTTATTGCCCCACATACGGGATGTAATGGGAGCCTTGCAAATCTCTACACAAGCCGCTAGTGCGTCTTTAACGTCATCATGTTCAGGATTGTTCATAATGAGTTCTTCTTCTAGAATCTGGCAGTTACCACCTTTGTAATGCCAAATCTGATTGTTGTTATAACGTGGTTCTAGAATAGCTGCAATGCGCTCATCTTTACTCATGTTACGTGGAGGATTGTATTCATCAATGGTAAATACAATGTTTTGACCACGCATAAAGTCTTTGAATTGTTGAACAATGAGTCGCTGTGCTGCTACTACTTCACAACGCATACGTTTAAAACGCCACTTACGATAGACAGTTTCTGCCTTTTCATACATGACGCTAATCTTGTTTGTTTTAAACCTATCAATGTCTAGGACATAATAGTTGTTATCTTCGTCAATGCCGACCACAGCAATAACTGTGTAGTCGGAGTGGTTGTTGATTGAGTAAGCAAAGTCCATAGCTGCATAGACGTGGAGAAGCTTATCACCAAAGTACCAACTACCGCTAAAGTTCTCAATTTTATCCCTTTCGTAGTAGTTAAAACGGCTTCTGTCAATAAGTTGCGTTTCAACTGCGTTAGGGTTGTTATAGTATTGGGCGTAGAATTGAGTTACGTCTAGATATTTGGCTTTTTTACGAGCCAACTCTTTAGCGTCAAATCCAAACGTTTTACCGTCAGTTCGACGCTGTTTAGGCCATAAGAACTCGCCATTAGTCTCTACAACACGTTCAAACACTTCGTACACTTCATTCTCAATTTCCTCATCAGTGTCGTCATCAAAGAAAATTTCAGTCATCTCCATCATATCTTTATACAAGTCAGCAGGATGGTAACGAGTACCTACTGCCCACTCCCTTGCACCTGTAGATTCAATGGATGATAGCTGTGAATAAAAGGCACGTACTTGATCCCGACCAAGTTGCGTGTATGCATTATCTGGAACAACTACGTCATCCAGCACTGCTACGTTACAATGTAGACCAGTTACGTTAGCTGTAATACCTGCTGCTTTAATAGTGGCATCACGAATACCCTCTGCTTTACGCTTAGGATGGTCAACACTTATTTCATCAACACTCCAGCGTTCACGTTTACCTTCGTTTTCATTAACCATTTCAGGCCAATAGAAACGATAAATGTCGGAGAGTAAAATGTCCTTAACAGCTTTTAGCTGTTTTTCAGCTAAGTTAGCAGTAGCAGACACATACAAAATAGTTGTTTCAGGGTGCTTAGTAATCCACCAAGCTACCCTGTATGCAATCATCGCACTTTTTTGATGGTCTCGTGGAAGTAAGACAAGCTGGTTATCCTTAGCATCTTCACGACCCCACCATGAGCACAGTTCTTCATGTACTGCGCCTAGCATACGATGTGGAGCTACTAGTCGAATAAACGTGAGTAAGTCTGCCTCTGCCGCTTGCTTTACTAGTTCTTTTTCAGTCACTTCATTTTTCCTGACTTAGTTCGTGCAAAGCTACGGTTGGCACTCTTACTGGTAACACGTAGATTAGACCTATTATTACCACCACCTTTGCTTAGTGGTTTCTTATGGTCAACATCCTTGCCATCACCCTTAGCTACTTTACCTTCAGCCATAAGTTTACGACGAGCACCATTACGTTTAGCTCTATCTTTTTTTACTTCTTCTTTACCATCGTACTTTTCGTATTGTTTCTTATAATCACGTTTTCCATTGGACATGAACGGCATTATCGTTTACCTCCTACTACAATGCCCAAACGGGCCATATCACCTGCAATTCGACCTAGGCTAGGGGTAGGTACTTCCTCTTCCTTTTTAGGTCGTCCTACGGCCTTTTTAGTGCCTTCCTGAGCATATCCTTTATCAGCCAACCATTTAGCAGCAGCAGTGCCTCCCGGTTGTTTAGCGTGTGCCTTCATTTGTTGGATAGCTTCGCTACGAAGTTTAACATCTAGTTCAGCTTGCCACTTATCTATGTGTGGTTTAATGAGTGCATGATTACGCACTTCAAGCCAGTGTTCCCAATCACCTAACAGTGCCATAGCTGCACTGTATTCAGAAGGATCACGCAAGTCTAGAAACACATCTTTCCATTCTTGCAACGTGTACACAGGTTTATATTTTACATCTGGCCTAGCAAACTCTTTAAATAGTTGTAAAACTACTCGCTTGCCACTACCGTCGAGGAACTTGGTTCGGTCAACCATTCTATACTCCTAATCATTTGTTTAGGTATTTGATTACGTCTTGCAATTTCACCATTACTAGTAACTGCTTGTGTAAGAATAATACCTTCTGGGCCATCATAAACTACCCAACCTACTTGCTTACATAACACTGGTGTATAACTAAATTCTTCTTCATGTACAGTCCATGCTGTAACATCTAGTTCTGAAGCGTCTTCCCAGACTATGTAAGCTAATTTCATTTTTTAGCTTTATTCTTAGCTGTACGACTACCACGTTTAGGTAGACTTTTACCAGCACTACTAAGAGCAATGGCAATTGCCTGTTTTTGTGGTTTACCAGCCTTCATCTCTTTACGAATGTTAGCTGAAATTGTCTTTTGTGAACTACCTTTTTTAAGTGGCATGATTATTCCAATTCAAAATGTAAGCCATCAAAAAAACTTTTAAAATCACCACCCCAACGGATAGCAACATTAAGTTCTTTAGCAGCTTGTTTAAAAGCTTTAGCAATGGTGTGGTAGTGTTCTTTATCCCAACTAACCTTACCATCTACGTATGCAACTACATCTACTGCTCTACCAATAAGGTGCTTACTTTTTAATGTCTGCGACTTCTTATCGTTAACAAGTTGTCTTTGACGTTCAATGTCTCTAACACCTTCAGTAATACCAAAATCAATTTCTGTAAGTTCAATAGCACGTTTAACTACAGCAACCAAATCATTATCTACACCTTTAAGTTTATCTAAAGATTTTTGAGATAGTTTGTATGTCATTTTTTAAACGCTGCAATGATGCGGCTACCAAACAAGAAACCAAATGCAATGTTAGCTGCTTCTAATGCTAGTGTTTGTACAGCAACATCTACTGGAACGTATAGTGTAGACACGCCTACAGCAATTACTAATAACG